ATGGACGACACCGCTGCATTCAAGTTCGACAGCCTGCCGGGAGTCACCTTCACCGTTACACGGTCCTTAGTGGGCGGACCCGATGTCATGCCTGAGGGGTTTCTGACCTTTACCGGACGGAGAGACCCCGAGGAGATCCTCAGCCAGTCCGGGGGGACGGGTCCGACGGCGCCGCCGTCGATTGATCGGCCATTCATCCCCGGCGGAAAGGTCCCGTTCGTCTTTCGCAGCCTCCCGGGCTACACCTTCTATGCCGCGAGGGCGGAACGGGAGGTGTTCGTGGACTCGCCGGGTGGCCTAGGGGGGACGCGGTGGGCGGAAGGATGGATTCGAGTTACCTACTATCGCCCGGGCGACGATGAGGAACATGAGCACGGCGGGTTTGCAGGCCCGGAGTCCTAAACTTTGACGCTTATGGTCCGCGATTGACCGCAATGTCCTCGAATTGAAACCTTTGCTCAAGTGTTGACAATTCGCGATTTGATCTTCCAAACCCCTTTTACTTACGGTAGTTTCGCATTGCGGCGGGATCACACCGTGTTTGCCAAAAGGGAGGAGTTCAACATGACGACATTGCCAGCGGGTGCCACGAAGCTCTACCCGTGGGAGGACCGGGACGGCGAGCCGGTCCGCCCCTTCCGCGGGACGGCCGGCGCCGTCATCAAGACGATCACGGGGACCGTCGAGACCTATGTCGACGGGCTGCAGTCATTGCGGGACGTCGTGCGGACGGTCATCCTCGATGACGTCGAGTTGACCGCCGACCAAGCGCGGCGACTGGCCGCGGGTCTCGTTGCCGCTGCCGATGAGGCGGAGGGTGCATAACCGGCGATTCGAACAAACCTTCGAAGACTGTGAGAAACACCCCGAGGTCCGCGAAGTTGTCCGAAAGGTATGCAAGGCTAGATTCTGACCGACCAAGACAGTTGGTCCGGAAACGCGAAAGCCCTGCCGGAACGATTGTCCGTCAGGGCCCTGCGTGTATCACCACAATACATACGCAAGCCTAGATGACGGCGTTAGGTGCCCGCAGGGGTACCGCCAATGTTGTTGTCGCGCACAGACAATCACCCGGCCGCGAACTGCGCGTTTACGCCGTTCACGATGCAAAGGGTGTGGTAGATGCCACAATTCATCCGGTTATTAGAGCTGGCCAGGGAATACGAGCTATCAATCCTGGAAGTGCAGGGTTGTGCGCGCGAACTGGGCTTGCCGCACTCCAAAGCCGTGACGATGCTCAACGGGAATCAGGTGGAGAAACTCCGCCCAGCACTTGAAGCTGAGCGGCAGACGAAGCAGTGGCAGCGGAAACGAAAGGCTCCCGAACGCTCCGACGGTAGCGTGCATCGCGACGTGGTGCATGTGGAGTGCGCGTGCTGTCAACTGACGCTCGCCTGCCGTGCTGATATGGGCGAGGCCTACTGCGATGTGTGTCGGGACCACTTCGCAGTACCGGGCGAGAGGGTCGAGCGGAGGATCGCGCGGTTGGCGGATCACGACGAGCGGATGCGAAACAGCTACGTCCGCGCCCGTGAGGCGTACTACGACGTCAAGCGCCAACTGGTAAGCGCGTTGGAGAGCCGAGACAACTGGCGCACGGCCGCGACGAAGCTGGTTCACGATCACATCGCGGGGCCGCGTGGTCGATGCAATAAATGCAATCAACCGTTTCCGTGCGAGCCCGTGCAGATCCTCCGCAGCGTCAACTACGGATTCTCTAAGTACACGGAGAGGCTCGCGGGATACTCCGATGAGGAAGTGGAGCGCCACACCAATCCGCGACGGGCTGCGGAACGGGACTACTGGCAGGACGACGAGAACGGCGAGACCGGGTAACCGGGAGTCCCGAACCCCTGGGAAACGACGAACAGCCCTCCCACACAAGATGAGCGGGCCGTTTGTCGTCCCTCCCCACTACCGTCCCAGCCATGAGCAAACTCAGCGGCATGGGCCGCGACGGCAGAAAACAAGTTCCGCGAAGTCGTGCGGTCTACCGAGAACCCAACGACGAAGCTTCTGGCCGAAGGGCTAACGGCGCTCGCCGAGGCGGTGCGGGAGTTGGGCAACGAAGTGGGGACACGCTAAGCCGTTAGTGGGCCGTAGGTGGCCTCGTAGGCGGCAACGGTCATTACCGTGACGTTGGAGCCGATTGTGACCTTGACGTCACCGACGGTCGCGGTCAGCGTCTTTACGCCGGTCGGCTCCAACTCGTCGACCACACGGACGGTCATCCGCCATTCCAGCGGGGCTCCCGCGGTGGCGGATGTGGCCGAATAGTCCAGCGTCCCCGTGTATCCAGAGGGAATGAGTAGGTCGAACAGATCCTTGAGGGCCTGGGAGTCCTCTAGCACCTCGGGGATGATTTCGATCATGGGCAAGGCGGGGGCTCCTAAGCTGCCGCGAGGCGGTCGTAGATGTCGAGCGACTGGATCGCGGTCGAGTTGACCTGACCGGTGAAGAACGGTGGGATGAACTGCAATCCGGAACTGACCATGAACCCGCCGAAGCGGTTGGACGCTCCGATCGTGTGCGTCGAGGTGGTGTCGGTGATTCGGTGGACGAGGTCCGAGTTGCGGTACAGCACCAACTCTCTCGAGTCGACGTCGGTACCGGCCTTGAACGTCCAACGGTCGCCCGTGGCGTTGTCGCCCGCGGCGATCCACAGTTGGGTGTAGGACCCGCCGATGACCTTGCCGATTTCTCTCCGGTTGTTCCCGACGAACGCAATGACGTAGGCGGTCATGGCCGCGTTGGCCCTCAGGATCAGCCCGAATTGCGGCGGGGTCAGAATGTTTGGAACGGCCGAGTCCTGCACCACCTGGCAGCCCTGGTAGTCGGTGAACAACGTGGTCGCGGTCACCCTGGCGTAGCGGTCACCGGCACCTGCACCGGTCGGAGCGAACACCGCGTTGTTGCCGTCGGTGCCGAGGTTGCCGCCGGCTGCGCCGGCAGAGGTCTGGCTGTAGTCCGCTCCGAGGGACGTCGTAGACGTCCGGTTGAACGTGTCGGAGAAGAGCTCGCCCGAAGGGACGTCGCCCGCGGAGAGCTTCGCCTCTAGCTGTGCGACACCAACATTGGCGTGGTCCGCGGAGGTCTGTGCGTTGTCGCCAGTCTGCTGCGCGACGTCGGTGTTGTCCCGCATGAGGCCGAAGATGGACGCGAAGTACTCCAACATGTCGCCTGCGGGCGCACCGATTACCGGGATGAGATCGAGCACGTCGACCAGGATGTTGACCAGGGCCAGGATCGGCGCCATGATCTCGTCGGGCAGGATGTTCTGCACCCATCCGATCAACTGATCGAACGCGGGCCCAGCCCCGGGGAGGAAGACTCCGGTGAGGCCTCTCACGACCTCGCGCAAGATGAGCTCGATGAAATTGCCGCGCTTGGCGGCAATTTCCTCTGCACTGACTGGCGGGGAACTATCAGGCGTGAGCGTCGCCGGGGTGACGTAGCCCTCGGGCGCACTCGACGGCCCCGTGGGTGTGCTCGGATAGGCTTGCGAGTCCAGCGGAGTGGTCAAGCCGCGGCCCACACCCGGCGATAGGGAGCGACGGCGGTAGCCACGTCGTCATCGAGTTCCGTTGCGCCCCAGCTATAGCTGACGTCGTCGACCTTCTTCGACTGCAGTGGACCAGATAGTGACTCACGGCGGGCGTAGAAACGTGACGCTTGCGTGAGCGTGGCCAGCTTGATCGCCTCCGGTACCGCGGTCCAGCCCCAACGGGCCGTGACCTTCACGCCGTGGCGAGTCCCATTGGGTTTCACCGGGGCGTTGGGCAGGACCTCAATGCGGGTCCATGGCCGGTTGGTCGCGTTGATCGGTCCCAACGCGTACGCGGTCACCGTCGCCTCGGTAATGCCGTCGTTGTCGTTGTCGAGTGCCACTATCAATCCAACAGTGGTCATCACGTCATCGATGTCTACGATCCACCGACACAGGTTCCTGTCGTACTCCGCAGTGTAGTAACGGATCTCCGGTGCAGCGACGAGACCGAACTGGCGACCAGTCGCCCTGTCGACGGCCCGAGAGGCGGTCTCGACGGCGAGGGCCAACTCAGCCGCGTCGGCAACGGGGTCGGCGTTGTTGAGCCAGGCGGCGAGATCGTCGCCGCTGGAATAGGTTGGGCTCCAAGCCATCGAGGCCTCCTCCCCTTACTTGCTTCGGGTGATGCGCTTCGGCTTGGCCGGCGGATCGGCCTGTCCGGCCCGCGCGGCGATCTCCGCGCGGACCTCGGACAGTTCGGCGACCAGCTCAGCCTGACGCCGCGCTAGTTCTGCAACGGTGCGCATCGAGTTACGAGACCTCGTTCTGCAGCACGCGGAATGCGTTGACGTCCTTGACGGTTCCATCGGCGCGCGCGTGCATCGTGAACTCGACCTGACGCTCGTTGGCCCGCGAGTACGGGTTCACGACGACGGTGATGTCCTGTACGTAACGGATGATGTAGCCCTCCGTGAGATTGCCGAAGGCGCCCCACTTGTTGGTACCGCCATCGGTGTACGTCGCCCACGCTTGGTCAATCACGACGGGGTAGCCGAGAAGGGTCTGATTGGCCCGGCCGACGTTGATGCCGTCATTTGCCGCGTTCAACAGCGGGCGGTTGTTACCGTCGAGCACGCCCTCGATCAGTGCCAAGGTGGCGTCATTGAAGGTCCAGACGGCTCCGTCGCGATAGGCCGGGTCCACCTGGTGTACGGCGTTGAGTAGATCGGCGTAGGTGGGCGCGGCGGCGTCGAACGTGTTCGTAGCCACGGCGGTACCGGTGCTGATACCGAACGGCAACGTGGTGCCACCGCCGTTCACCCAGTCCGCCGCCTGCTTGCGAAAGATGCGCTCCGAGAGCTTGCGAACGACAAGGGCTTGCACATCGAAAGCACTGTCCTGCAGAAGCTCTACCGACACCCGAAGGGGCAGGTTCGATGCGCCTGGCGCTACATACGGGAACGCGCCGAGAGTCTTCTCACCAAACACGAAGTCCGCGCCACCCGATGCGGGGGCGGTGCCCTCGGCGGCGATCACACCCACGTTGGACGTGTCGTCAAGGGTGGGCCAGCGCAGCGGTTCGCCGGTCGCGGTGGTGATCGAATCCACGGCGTTGGCGACACCACCGAACGCCTTCTTGCGCTCGGTGATCTTCGTCAATAGCGTCTCGGGCACGGTGTAGCCGCCCGCAGAGTTGGTGCCGACACTCTGTGCGCGCAACTCGGTGATGTCGGCGTTTTCCTTACCGGTGCGGAGGTAGTGATCAAATGCGCGCTCAAGGGTGTCGTCCTGCTTTGCGGTGGCGACGTTCACGACAGCGGCCAGCGAGGCGTTGGGCGCGACGTACGCGGCGGTGCGGGCGCGGAGTTCCTGAGTCTTCTGTGCGACCTTGAGCTGGGTTTCCAGTTCTTCGTACTCGCTGATCTCTTCAGCAGTGAACGAACGGGTTTCGCCGAGCTTGTCGATTTCCTGGAGCTTGGCCAGGATCTCTTCGATGGTCAATTAGTTGCCTTTCGATAGGTGCACCCGCGCCCGTGCGCGAATGAGTTGAGTGCGGCCATCTGCGGCCGGGATGGTGGGTTTACTGCGGAGGGACACGGACGTGCCCTGGTACGCGGGATAAGTGACCACGGAGACGTCCAAGAGCGCTTGCACCGAGACGTGTGTGCGTAGGTCGCGACCCTCATGCGTTGACCAGTCCTGTTCGCCGGCAATGAAACCGAACGAACAGCCGGTAATCAGACCGGTTTCCACCATTGCCCGAACCTCGGCGGCAGATGGAATGTCGTCGTTGAGGTCCATCTCAAATGACAGCCCGTGGGAGTCGGTAGACAGCCGCAGGCTGTCATTTGTCGTGCGAGCCAGTAGCTTGTCGGGGTTGTGATTGAACAACCCGCGCACGTCGAGATCTGGCGATGTCAGCACCGAGCGGAATGCGGTCGGTGCCAACGATTCGAAGTAGTACCCGCCGATGTCTGCCCGCTGGTTGAACACCGCGGCATAGCCGGTGAGCCTCTTCCCGGTAATCGTGGTCTGTAGACCGACGAACCGGCGTTCGACGTCGATCATTGGGTCGCCTCCGCTTTCGGGGCTCGGGGGCGCCTCGGCGCGGGTTCATCGGGAAGGTCGGGCATGTTGCGGATACGGCGCGCTTCGTTGACCGTCAACAAGCCCGCGTCGACTTGGTCGATGAGCAACTGGATCTCGGTCTCGGGGTCGGGCTGCACGAATGCCGTGTAATCGAACTCAGCCTTGCGGCCAGGCGGCAGTAGGCGCGAAAGCCGTTGCTGAATGCGGGTTGTCCACAATTCGAGGTTGTAGCGGGCGAGCCCGCGGTTCTGCTCGGAAACGCCCGTGCCCCAAGATGTCTGCTTCTCGGTCTGGGCCAGAAGGTGCGGAGGGACCCCGTACCAGCGGGCGATCTCTTCCACTTGAAAGGCTCGAGACTCGAGGAATTGGGCATCCTCCGGTGACACCGACCACGGGTGAATGCTCACCTTGCGATTGATGAGAGCGATCTGACCAGCGTTGGCCTCCCCGGCTACACGGCGGTCTAGGCCCTCCTTGATGGTCTTCGCGTCCTCTTCGGACAACTCTTCGTCCACCACGGCGATGGCGCTCATGAGCGCGCCGTCCTGGAACAGCCGTGCGGCGGTACGTTCCCCAGCAATCGAGGCGCCGAAGCTGTTGCGCGCCAGATGCAGAGGTGACAAACCCCTGACACCGTCGGTCGACAGCGCCGGGATGTGAGTCATCGACCGGCCGTCGAATATCTCGGTCTTGCCGTCGTTGAGGCTCACCCGGTAGACCACGGTGCCGTCCCTGAGTTGCTCTACCGACACCGCTGACGGGTGGATCGGCTGTAGCCCGAGGATCTGCCCGGCGCCTCCGAAGACATGCGCGCAGTAGGCATTACCGTGCAACAGCAGATGCGCCAGCACGGTCTCGGTCCATTCGTATGGGGTCAGGCCGGTAGGTCCACCTGGCGAGTCCAGGAACGACGGAACGCGCGACCGCGTGCCGTCTGGGCCGTCGTGCAAGGTGCGCAGCGGAAGAGTGCCGATGGTGCCAGCGATCAGTGCCACCGAGCGGTAGACGGCGCTCAGACCCAGCGCCGAGGTTTCGTTGACGCTGACGCCAGCTAGAGACGGCGTGCCGCCGAACAAGGCGAGCACAGCGGGATCGGCAATGCTGATGTTGCGCTGTTCGGGTTCGAATGGAGGGTCTGGTGCGCGGAAGAACCGCGTGAGAAAACTCAAATGATGTCTCCTATAGGACGAATGCGGGCGCCTTCTTCGGCGCCGGGTGTTGAGCGCGGTCGTGCATCATCGCCAGCGCTGCGGCGGCGTCGATCTTCCCGCGAGACTTGTTCTTGGACAGCATGAAACCGCGTTCGTTGTAGCGCGGTATGGCGTTGAGCACCTGGCGCGAGTACTGCTCATCGCCGTCGTGGGTGATGGCTCCATTGACGATGGCTTCGTACAGGGCCACGTAGGCGGGACTCATGCGTTCCAAAGACTGCGGCATCTCCACCATCGGCAGGCCTTCGTCTGCCAACATCGCGCCTGGAACCTCGAAGAGCCGCGGGTCATAGGCGCACTCGATGAGCTGGTATCTCTGGTTGAGATCCCGTAGGAATTGCATCGGCGCCGTGGGGTCGATGCTCTCGTCTTTGTGGGGCTGCCAGATGCGAGCGACGGTGTGCAGCTTGCCGTCTGGGCGACGCTGCCCGAAGACGATGGCGGTGGTGTCCCGTTTGAGCCCGAGGTCTATACCAACCCACGTGGGTGCGTTTGCGATGAGTTGATAGTCCGATTGCAGAGCGCCCCAAACTGTTCGGCCGTTCTTACCAAGCCAGCCGTCCGTGCCATCGACCCAGCGACCTAGGTGGAAGATCTCGAAGTGAGACAGCGGCGACATGGCGATGGCGGTTCGCAGAGCGCCGATCTTTTGAAACCCGGCGTTGAGTGCGGGACATGCTGCCCGCCATGTCGCTTCGTCGTACGGGTCGGCGTCCTCGGGAGCGGAGAACTCGGTGTAGGAGAATCCCGCTGGGCGGTTCCCGTCTAGCCAGCCTTGACGCAACTGCCACAGTGCGTTGTCCTGGTCCAGCCCTGGCGTGCCGATGGCGACGATTACCGAACGTGAGCGCTTACCAGAGGCGAGCACCATGGACGTCCACGACTCGATGGGCTGAAACCCGATCTCGTCCACGACCGCGATCGGGCCGGGGTCCAAGCCCTGAAGGCCGTCAGGATCATTGGAGATCGGGAAGCACGTTCCCTCGTTGTAGCCGACGACGATTCTGCTATCGCTGATCGCGGTGTAGCAGATCGAACGGCGGGACAACTCGGGCTCTTTGCCGATCATCGACACCGCGACGTCGTAGACGGAGCGCTTCGCCTGAGTGATCGTCGTCGCCATGATCGGCACCTGTGGGGCGCCGTCTTCGTAACGGTCGAACACCGCCCACACGGCCAGGGCGGCAAGCAGCGTGCTCTTGCCCTGCCCGCGCGGACACTGTAGGACCGCCTGCCACACGCCGGCCGACAGAATCTCGGCAATCCACTCCCGCTGGAATGGCGCCAGCTTCAACGGCTTACCGCTGCCGTGCCCCTTCGGGCTGCGGCAGTACGTCGTAATGAACCTGATCGCGCGCTTGGCGGGGTCCTTCTCGCGCCAGCGGTACCAGGGTGGTTCGGACAGATCCTCGAAACGGGTGCGGGCGTTACCGCCAACCGCCACCTAGATCTCGACGTCCTGCCAGCGGGCAGCGGCGCGGCGGAACATCGCAAACTCGGGCGTCTCGCCGTTGTCGTCGGACGCGGCGCGTCCGTACTCGAGCGTGTTGATCTTCGCCGGGTCGTCGTCGGAGAACACCTCACCGACCTTGATGCGGCGGAATGAGAGCCGCTTCCACGGCGATCGGCGGGCCTTCACTTCGATTGAGGCCTTCGCCGTGCCGGTGTCGACTGGCGTCAGTTCGGTGACTGTCGCGGCGATCTTGTCGGGCACCGCTTCGATACGGGCGCGAAGCTCGTTGTCCTCGGAGATCTTCTCCAGGATTTCCTTCTCGAACTCGCTACGGGAGGAGGTCAATGTCCGATGGTGTCCTTTGCTTCTACCTGCGACTCTCTACGAATCGGGTTTGCTGGTTATGCCGTGGAGGTTTGCTAGAGGGTCTTCAGGCGGGCTCGTTATATGTGTGCGGAACGGACCGGGCGTCGAACAGGCACAATAGATTCCGAACTTTTCGTGGTCTTGACCTGCAGTGATGCAGCGGCCATGCGATGTAGTCGCTTTGACCTGCGGGTATGCACTACCTGCCGATAGGGCGGGGTGCCGCCGCCTACATCCGGTCGCGTTTGCTGGAATTGCAGTGCTGGCATGCTGGCACGCAGTTCGACCGGTGGTGCGTGCCGCCACGGGCCAGCGGGGTCAGGTGGTGCCAGGTGTCGCCGACTCCCGTGCACCCACGAAGGCGCAGTCGGCACTGACCGAATGGCCGACCAAGGGCGCGGTAGGCGGGAGAGTCGTAACCCTCCCGCCTGCGCTTGGCCTCGCACCCGCGGCACCGACTCATACCCCGTCGTGCCATGTTCGGACACGCAGGGGTGATGCACGGCCTAGTCAAAGGGAGCCCCTCAGAGATATGTCGTGGCGTAGAATTTGCTGCATGACCAATGGCGAGGAACCGACGCCCGCCGCAAAGGCCGCTGCCTCTGCGATTGTCGTCATTGCGGCAGTGAGCGGATTCATCCTGCTGCTGTTGCTGGCGTTAGTCATTGGCGGCCTTACTGGCATGGGGTACTGGGCTCTGCTGATTCCCACTGGGATGTTTGTGCTCTGGCTCATGTCCATGGGAAAGCGCAAGCCCTAGGCCCGCGCCAACCGCTACGGCTTGCTCACGGGCGCCCACGCGCTTCGTGGGCCTTGAATTGCAGGTCTCGGGCGATCTGCTCCATATTCCTGTGCGGCGCTTGGACGAAGTCGCCTTGAATGGTTAGTCCGCCGTTGGTGACGGGTCCGTTGTAGGTGCTGCTGCTGGTCTGCGACTGAACGGGTGCCTGCGTTTGGCCGGCCGAGGTCGGTGCAGCGGGAGCCATACCGGCGACGCCGGCTGCAGCGCGTCCTAGCCATGACTTGGAAGGATCACCGAGGGCACTGTCGGACAGGCCGAAGGTCTCAAGCAAGCCCGAAACACCAATGGAAGCAAGCTGGCCGCCATATTGGATGGTCCGGTTGACCAGCTTCATTGCTGTTTGTGCAGCCTGGCCAGCACCGGGAGCCATGGCGTCCAGCGCCATCGAACCGGCGTCGACCGCAGCGCCGATCGCACCGCCGCCGCTTGGGCCGATACCTCCGCCGCCCTGAGGCTGCCAACCCCCGGCACCGGGTGCCTTGCCGACGGGTCTTCCCGCTGTGCCGAGCCCCGATGGTCCCTGCGCCCCGAGGATTGGGCTTTGACCCGCGCCCCCGGTGACGCCACCGGGAAGACCGGGGGTACCCCAGCCGGTCGGCCCTGGAGGTGGCCCCAGTCCTACGCCAGATGCCGGCGTACCAATGGGCGCGCCAACGGGTGGAGTTCCGAATCCTGGTGCCGAAGGGCCTATAACGGGTCCGCCGGGAGGACCGAGCCCGCCCACGATGATGACGGGCAGGGGGATGGGAATATTCGGCCCGACGCCCGGCCCGCCGAAGCTGGGGGCGCCGAGGCCTGCAATAGCGGGGATCGGGGAACCGATGGGTGTGCCACCCGCCGCCGGGCCAGGACTCACCCTGGCATGCACGTGATCCATGTGGTTCTGTGTCGGGTCGCCGCGATCGGGCATACCCTCCACGCGGCCGTCGGGGTACCACATCTTTTGCTGCCAGATGTTGTATTGCAGGCCAAGTGCTTTGGCGTTCTGAAGCAGGAATTGATTGACTTGGTCACCGAGCGCCTTGTTTGTGTTGACCATAATGTCGAGCGCTTGCCCTGAACCGTGTTCGCCGTACTTGTCTTGGCGACCGGTGTCGGCGTTCATCGTCAAGCCGGGGTACATCTGTTCCAGCACACTGAGCAGTTGGACGTTGTTGGGCACCATGCCTTGCTGGTATTGGCGTGGCTGACCGCCGGAGAGGGACGGGAGACCGTAGGTCTGGCCAGACATGGCCTGCTGCTGGATGCCCTGCTGGATGCCTGACGCGTCGCTGATGGCCTTGAGTTGGCCAAGGTACGGCGCGGCAGCAAGGTTTCCGATGAACTTCGTGAGGTTTTCTACGATGCCGGGCAGGCCCTTGCTGATCCCGAAATCGCTATCGAGCTTCGCGCCGATCTCGCCGAGTGCCCCCGTCGCGGAGTCCAATTGGCTGGTGAACTTGTCTGTGGCACTCAGCTTCGACTCGTTGAGTCTGAGTTCGGCCTCGTACGATTTCTGCTGCGCTTCGAGAAGATCGTTACGGGCCTTCTGGAGCTCGTCGGCCGTCGCGACGTTCGAAGACTCGAGCTGGTTTAGCCGGCCGCGCGCCTCTTCGACCTTGTGGCGAGCGTCGAGCACGCTAGAGGCAGCGGAGTACAGGCCGCGGGTAACCGGCATGCCGGTCAAGAGCGTCATGGGATCGCCCGTCCGCGGGGTGACCGGACCACTCGCAGCGCCACCACCGCCGGGACCGCCGCCCTTCGTCGGGTCCCATGCGTAGGGACTCTTTGCCGGTCCCCAAGACGGTGCGCCAGATGACGGCCCTAGCGCCGTCGCGCCAAGGTGGCCGCCTGGACGTGGTACCGCGTAGCCGCCGGGCGGAAGGCCGGGAACGCCTGCCGTGCGTGGGTCCCCGAATGATCCACCGCCGCCGCGGAAGGCGGTCGTAGGACCACCAACGGACCCGTCGGGGTTGAACTTCGGGATATCGGGGATTTGAGCGATGTTGGCGCCGAGGGCATTCATGCCGTCGATCGCCCAGCGCAACGGCTCGAGGAACGCGCTCACCGCGCCCGTCAGTTTATTGAATGTGCTCGTGATCGCCGCGCCAACGGAGGGCATCATGTCGCCCAGTGCGCTGAAATCGCCCGTCAGCAGTTGGACTGTGCCAGAGACGAGTTCGACGGCGGTCTTTATGTCCGCCATCACTGTCACACCCGTCGGGCCGAGCGACAGGAACAACTCGGTGGCGGTCCCGACGACCGAGATCAGATCGCCCATGACGGTGACGCCGTCCTGAATCCATTGCGAAAGCTGGCCAGACTCCTGAGCCTCCGCGACGAGCGTCGCGAACGCTTGCGCGGCTTCCGTTGCCGCCGCGGCGATCTGGGGTAGGAATGACGCGCCCGTTTCCCCGATCTTCGCGAACGCGTCGACCAGCGGACCCACGGCAGGCTGCAGATTCTGGAACGCGGTAACAATGTCGTCGACCATCGCCTTGACCGACTGCATCGTTTCGGGCGTCATCAGTTGGTTGGTCAGACCTACGAACATCTGATTGAAAGACGACGCGATACCAGTCGTCGCAGACTGAACCGTGGGCAGCATCGTGTTCACGAAAGTGTTGAGTTGCTCAGCGACACCGGCGAATAGCGCGTTCTGTGTCGCGTCCTTCAGTTGGTTGAACGCGGGCATCATGGACTGGATGGCGAGAACGGCCTGTTGCGCGTTCGGCGCCAGCGCTGCCAGTGCCTCGGCGAATTTCTTCGGGTCGTTGATCGAGTCCATCGCCTCGCCGAACCCGAGTGTGGCGAGCTTGAGCGTGCCGAAAGCGGCACCGGCGGACCCCGCGACCGCTGGGAGTAGTCCGAGAGCGCCCGAAGCCGCGGACGCAACGCTGGTCAGCGCGCCCAGTCCCGCAACCAACAGTCCGATGCCGGCCGGACTCTTGGCGAGCGCCCCGCCCGCCTCGGCGATAGTGGACGCCAGCGTGGATGCACCCTGACTCGCGAGAGCTTGCGCGTTCATCAATGAGCGGAGTGCGGAGTCATTAGCGCGATGGGCGCGCTCCACTCTGGACGATGCCGTAACGACGGCGTCGTAGTCGGTGCTGCGCATGGCGTCGGCGAGTTTCTGCTCCTCCTCGCGGAGCTTGCGCACTGCCTCGGCCTGGCGGATCATCGCCGCCTGGATGCGAGGCGATCCGCGCTCGATACCGCGAGACATGTTCTGCGCGAACGCATCCCCTGCCTGTTGACCGGCCCTCTCCATCGAATACTTAAGATCGTCACCGGCCCGGCGAAGCGACTTCTGCACAACGCGCGCGGAGACATCAATTGTTACTTCAGACAAAGAGATTCACTTTCGGGGGTCATCGCCGGATGGCGGAAGTTTGAACCGACGTCGCGCTGAAATGCCGCCTCCCCGAAGGGACCCCGCGAGCAGATGCTCGAAGCGAGGTTGGCACTAGCCGCATTTCCCCTTGGAACCAAACGAAGGCGATCCGCACCGCAAGGAGAAACGGCGGGATTCGAGCCTTCGCAGCAAGGTGCGCGACGTCGGTAAGTTCAGGGCGCGCGGAAGAAGTAGGAAGACCGCAAGCCCCGAACGTATTTGGGGGCGAAGGCCCTTAAGACCTTCGGGGGATGGAGCTAGCCGAGGTAACGCGCCGCGAGGACCGTTACGTGGTGAGCGCGGCCCGCGAGGTCGGTGTGGACTCTCGGCAGGCCAGTCACCTGATACGTGATGCCGTTGTACTTGATCTCGTCACCAGACTTCGCGTTGACGACGGCGGGCGCGGGTGGTGCGGTGAGCTTCCAGGGATCAGCCACCTTGTCGCCGCCATCTTCGATCACCTCGCGCGCGGGCATCGGACGGAAGCGGCAGCCTGTGACGGTGGTTTCAACTTCGGTTTTCGTAGGCTTGTTGTGCCGATCACGGATACTTGGGTTTTCGCCGACCGTCACGATGGTGACGGTCTCGCCACCGAAGCTCACGTGAGCGACTCGACGGTGTCGACAAGCGCGTCGGCGACGGCAAGCGCCTCATCGGGAGACAGTCGGCACCGCACCATGATGCCCTTGGCGATCTGCGACACGCAGACGTACGGCCCAGTGGTGATGGCGACGTGGAGATCGGGCCGACCGTGGGCGGTGTCGATTCTCACGCGCGGTCCACGGCCATGCGGGCCTTGGCGGGCGACACGGCAACCGACGTCCGCACGGCCGTCACGTGAATCAGCACGCCGTCGTGCTTGGCGGTCCAGCCGTGGTGGTCTGAGATCAGCGGAACGGTGGTCCCGTCGTCGAGGGTGAGTGCCGTCGGGGTCAATGGTTCTCCAAGAGTTTGCTGCCCGCACTCAGTGCGGTGCGGAACATTTTGGGGTGGCGATGTTCATCGCCGTTGCGCGGTGTCTTGCGTGTTTGCTGATGCGCGAGTGACAGCAGGAACCTGCCGCGTCGGAAGCCGTCGCCGGGTAGTCC